CGCGGCGCGCGTGGTCCACGTCCTGCACCGCGCCCTGCTCCGCCACCACCTGATGCACCGACAGCAGGTGCAGCGCCTTGCTGCGCCGCTTGTTGATCTCGTCCTGCAGGCTGATCAGGTCGCGGATCATGCCGTAGCGGTTATTGTCCTGATCGATGTATGCGCTTTGCAATAGCAGCGAGCACGCGCTCTTGCCGCGGCGGTCCTTGAACATCGAGCGCTGCGGCTGGGTCAGATAGCCCGCCTTGGTGAACGTGGCGGAATACCACTCGCCGCGGTCCGACCAGTGGCACTGCACCACACGGCAGCGCACGCGGTTGTTGTCGGTCCACATCATGTAGTCCGGCCGGTCGCGGAACTGCGACGTCATGTCGGCGGCGAAGCTGCCCTCGATCACGTCGGCCGCGTCGGGGTACATGTCCTCCAATTGATCGCGGTCCATCCAGATGACGATGCCCAGGTAGCGCGCATCGAGCATGTCGGGCTGGCGGCAGTGCGGATCCACCCAGATACGGTCCCACGGCACATGCGCCAACGTTATATTCGCGCCGCCCTGACCGTCGTCCTCGAGGCCGACCTCGAGCCCGCCGAAGCCCTCCACCAGCATGTTGTCGAACACCTGGCTGCGCAGCGCCTGGAAGTCGTTGTCGTCGGCAACATACCTCAGCGCCTGCGTTGCAGCGTCGGCGCGCTCGTCCTCAGCCGGCGTGCGCGGGAACGCCTTGGGATCGGTCCTAGCCTTGCGCTCGAGGCCGCACAGCAGGTCGAGCTTGCGGCGGCAGTAGTTGATCGAGATAATCGGCTGGCCGCGCTTGCGCAATTCGTCGCGCTCTGGCGTGGTCCACTGATCGCCATCGACGTAGCAGCGATCCCGCATCGCCAACTGCCGCGCATCGAGTTGGCTCTGTTCCGCCTCCTCGAACCAGCGCACCATGCGAATGTGCTGCTCGTCGGCATCGCGCGGCCGGTCGGTGTCGCTGTCGTTGAGCGACGCGACGGCATCGGGCCAGTCGTTGCGGCGGCGCGTGGTGACGGTGAGGGAGGTGGACATGGCGCTGGACAACAAACCCCAGGAGCGCTTGGCGACACGGTTGCGTCGAATTGCGCGGAATAAACGGAAGCTGCTGGCGCTTCTTGAGGAAGCGGGCGGCTTTGAGTTAATGCTCGAGGCCGGTATGCCGCGCGATCAGTTGGAAGCGGTGTTGGATTGGTTAAGCAATCCAATGACCAGGGACGAGATCGCCGAACTCACTTCCCGCGAGGTGCCCGGCTCACCTTCCGAGCGGCACTGAGCGCGATCGCCACCGCCTGCTTCTGATTGCGCACGACGGGGCCGCCCTTGCCGCTGTGCAGGTCGCGGTTGCCGTATTCCTTGAACACCTGCGCAGCCTTCGCCTTGCCCTTGGGGCCGAGGCCGGCGGTTGACTTGGCCATCACTTGCGTGGTGGCTTGGTGGTGGGTTGCGGCTTCTTCGCGTCGCGCTCCATTTCCCGCATCATCGCCGTCGCGCGCGGGCCTTTGATCACCGTCGTCACCGGCTTGGGTTTGCCAGCCATGGTCAGGTCTCCTCAGTATTGATCGGCGGCAGCTTGGATCTGCGCCCGGCATCGATGGCGTCAGCAAACCACTTCGCCAGATACTCGATGCGCTCCTCGCGGCTGTGCAGCATCGTCGGGTGGCTCGTGGCATCATACAACGCCGCCGCCCACTTCTGCGGATCGTCGCCGACCTCGCGCATGAACTCGCGGCCGGTCTGTGCTGGGTTATCGGTCAAGCAACCCTCCATGAGTCCGGCGCCTCCGCCAGCGCGGCACGTTGGAACGCTCTATCCCATGAATCCGATGGCGGATCAGGCGGCCGGATCGGCATACCCGGCACCATCATGTCGAGCAACTGCCCCAGCAGCCCCAGCGCATCGACCTGGTCATCGTGCTTGCCTGCCGGAAATGCGATCAACTCGGACTCCAGCTCGGCGCGCCACGGCGCCGCTGCCGGGAGATACAACCCATCGAGCGCCATGCGGCCCCGGATGCTCTGCGCACGCACCGCCTTATCGCCCCTCGTCGGAAACTGCGTGCGAGCAACGAACGCCGAGCGCGCCCGCATGCGCTGCACCAGGAAGGGGCCGATACCGGCTCTGATCTGGCCCTGTTCCTCAGCCCATCCGATCGGACGCCATTGCTCCACCAGATCACAGAACACATCGACCCAATGATCCGAACTAGTCTGCCCGCGCCATAGATCGAGTAGCCACATGCGCCGGTCAGGATCGACCCCGACGACAACGTGACAGGTGAAGTCACCGCCGTTCTGCGTCACCGCGTAGTCGCTGGCGCCATACACGCGAAGCGTATCCCGCTCGGGCATGCTGATTGCCGGCCGCAGCCAAGCGCGCTGGAAGTATGTGCCATCCTCGGGCACGGGGTTCTGCTGGTAGAGCGCCGAGAAGGTGCGGGCATCGCGACGCGCTTCGTCCACCATGTCCGGCGTGAACCAGTCTGACCACAGCACCTCGCCGGGATCGCGGCCCAGGATGTCGTCAGCCTCGGCGACCATCGGCAGCTTGAGCACTTCCCATCGTTTGCCGCCTGCTGCCATCTCATCGAGCAACCTGCCGCCAAGATCGGCCTGCGACCATCGTGTCATCACCAGCACGACGCGGGCGCCCGGCTTGAGACGGGTCGTCAGGTCTGCCTTCCACCAGTCCCAGGTGCGATCCTGCACGGTCTCGCTGTCGGCCTCCTGCCGCGACTTAACCGGGTCGTCGATGATGACCAGATCGGCGCGACGGCCGGTGATCGGCCCCATCACGCCAGCTGCGAAGTATTCGCCGCCACTGTCGGTCTCCCAGCGGCCGGCTGCCGCATTACCGGCCGACAGGCCATAACCGAGAGATACCGCATGCTCGAGGATGAGGTTGCGCACGCGGCGCCCGAAGCGCTCGGCTAGTTCAGCGGTGTGCGATGCAGCGATGATCGATGACTGCGGGTGCTGTGCGAACCACCAGACCGGGAACAGCGTCGAGATATACGTGCTCTTGGCAGAACCTGGAGGCGCCAGCACCATCAGGCGATCGATCTCGCCACGGCTCAGCGCTTCCAGCCGCTCGATGATCTTGAGGTGATGCAATGCGGGCGCTTGGCTGACTGGCTCGAGCGCGGCGCGGCACCACCACGAGAGTTCGCGGCGCGCCAGCCTGCGACGCAGCAGCTCGGCGGCCGCTTCGCTCGGTCCTGGCGAACGCTCCGTGCCACTGCTCCGCTGCGAGACGATATGCAGCATTTAATGGGTCACCACAGGCTCATCGTCGAAGTCCTGCACGCGATCTGGCGCCACCATCGCCAACAATTCGCCGTCGGTCATCTCGACCAGTGAGCGGTGCAATGTCACGTCTGCCGTCACTGATTGCGCTGCCTTGCCATAGCCGCGGTCCAACAGCTCGCGGATCGCAGCAATCTGGGCTGTGTGGGTATCGGCACCGGGCTTGCCAGGAACGAGTCCCGCGAGCAGCGCCAGGCGCTTGAGACCCGACATACCCCAGACCTGCGCGGCCTCCCTGATGACGCCGCTGGCCTTGTTTGGGATGCCGGGCTTGCGGCCTGCGCCTTCCCGCTTACCGCCGTGACCAGCCATGGCATCTCAACGATTGTTTTTCATCCCACGCCATCAGATTCGTCCCAAAAGTAGCAACACGAGCAGCACCACGACGACGAGGCCGAGGCCGCCGATGCCGTAGCCGTATACGGGATAGCTGCTGTAATAGCCGCCGTGCCAGCCACCGTAGCCGCCGACGAGGAGCAGCACGATCAGCACGACGACGATGAGCATGATGGGCGACATGAGCGCGTGGTCCTAGCGGAAGTGTCTGCGGCTGGTCATCAGCAGCCAGACGACGAGTGCGACACAGATGGCGCAGCTGGTGAGCGCTGCGAGCGCGACGTACCACCAGAGGCTCACGGCGCGCGCCCGGAATTATTTCGCATCACCGAAGAAAACCCTTACGTTGGCGGCAGTGAGCGGATCAGCTTGACGACAGCCAAGGCCCTGTTCGATCACCGCAACAGGCTGGCGGCCTGAGCGCCGCGCATCAACGCAACGAACGGAGCAACGACGATGGACGAGGAACTGCTGGCGCATTTGGCGGCGATGGAGGCGCGGCTGATGCTGCGGATCAACGACAACCACTCGCGGGTGCTGGAGGACATGGCCTCGTTCCGCGATGACATGACGGTGCTGACGGCGATCGTGATGCGGGTTGAGGGTTCGGTTGCGGCGCTGATCACCGAGGTGCGGGCGGGACATTCGCGGCATGCGCGGTTGGAGCGTCGGGTGACGAAGCTGGAGGGCGAGTAATGCGCCGCCTCGGCGATTGTGCGCTGACGCCGGCGGAGCGGCAGGCGCGGCGGCGGCAAGGGCTGCAGGCGGAGATCGAGCGGCTGCGGTGGGCGCTGCTGCTGCTGTCGTGCCCGGCTCACGAGCCACCCACCTGCACGACGCACGGGCACGCGTTCGGGGGCAATGGGCGATGCGTCACCTGCGGGTTTGTGCCGTGGGGCGGATCACTGCCGCTCCACCAGCCACGCGACGGGGGCAACCACCTGCCGCAAAGCCCCGAACAGGAGCACGGCGAGGGTGGCGTGCTCGCCGTGGGTGTCGAGGACGACGGCGGGGTGGCCGCGTAACGCCCCCGCTAGCAGGGCTACGGGCGCGCCTGGCGCCCATTGCGGCGCTTCGGCGCCCATCATAGCCCGATCGGCCACGACGGCCTGTAGCGCCAGAATTTCGGCCTTAGCGACGATGCCTGGATATCCATCGGTCATCAGCAGGTCGTGGACGCCTTGGCAGTAGCGGATTGGCGTCCAGGGGCCGGAGACCTCCACGAACGCGTAGCGTGGGAACAGCGGCACCTCGGCGGTGTGCCAGAGGCTGGGCGTGGCGCGATCGCGGCGGCGGACCAGGCAGAGCGGCAGGAAGCAGCGATAGCCGCGGCGCTGCAGGTTCGAGCACGCCCAGCGTTCGGCTTGTGGGTGGGTGTGGACGACGGCCCAATAGCGTCCGCACGGCGCAGCGTTCCGCTCCTGGAACGGGTCCGGATCGCGACCATCTAACCGGGTGCATGGTGCGGCGTCAAGCACGGCGGCGGCTGAGGCGGTAGCAGCGCCAGCGGAGCCAGCGGCGGAGGCGTGTCATCATGCGGCGCCATCGGGCTTGAAGGCCTCGAGCCAGTCGGCGAGCAGCTCGGCACGCTCTGCCTTGGCGGCGGTGCGGATGACGTGCTCAGCGGCGCAGCCGAGGATGGCGAGGGCGATGTGGATGTCCGTGCCCCACGCCAGAGCGTGGTCGCCGAGGCGCTGGCCGTCCTCGCGGATGGCGGCGTGGATCTGCGCTTCGGCGTGAATGATCTGGGCTTCGGTGGGCTCGGTCATGCGGCGCTCCGGTCGTCCGCATCGGGCTCGGCGGCTTCGTTCATAACGCGCACGATCAGCGCGGCGGCCTTGGGGCTGATCGCGCGGGCGAATGCTCGATCGGCCCCGTAAATCACATGGAGGCGGTCGTCTCCGGCGACCCGGAGCGGATACCAGTATGGCAGCTCGCTCATGCGGCGCTCCGGTCGTCGTTGGCTGGATGCAACCTATGGTTATACGGGGACAATCCGGACACTCTGCCGGACAATCTTCCCGGACAATGTTTGCCCAGGACTGTGCGGACAAAGGCGGCTTCGCCGCTTTGTCCGTGCAAATGTCCGGCTTGGCAGGAACCGGACATTTGGCGGACATTTGCCGGACATTCTATTCATCGTTCTGACGCACCAGCCACACGCGTTGGTTGTTGAAGCCGACCCGGTGTTCATCGAGCAGACTGTCGGCAGCGCGACGGAATGCGCGCTGTCTGGCGTCCGGTGCGGCGCCTGGCATGGCGCGGGAATAGAACTGGTCGCGCCACCAGTCCTCCGGCACGGACAGGACGGCCGGCGGGGCGCCATTGAAGCCGCGGGCACCGGAGGCGGCGACGAGGTCGACCAGGATCTCATAGGCGCGGGTCTTGTGGACGCCGTAACCGCGCTTGGTTCGCTCGACCGCGGGCGTGCCCTGGCCGTAGTCCACGATGCAGGAGGTGACGGGCTTGCCGCGGTGGTTGGTCCCGAGTTCCACCACCTTGAGCGCGAAGCTGAACTCGCCATCGCATTCTAACTCCCGTTGCTTGGTGACGCGGGCGGTATGGTTGCTGGCGTCAGCAAGGATTTCGATTTCGGTGTCGGTAGCGGCGCGCAGCAGCGAGTGGCCGCGGGCACCTTTGGCCTGGTCCTTGCCGGTGTGATGCACCCAGGCGACGTGGGTCTTGCCTTCCTGTTGGATGCGGGTGCCGTTCATCACGATGGCGCCCATATCGTCGGGCGAGTTCTCATTGCCGCCTGACATGGCGCGCGACAGGGTATCGAGCACGGTGAGACAGACATTGATGCCGGTGGTGTCTGAAACTCGCCTGATGGCATCTAGCACGCCGTCGACATCGCTGTCTGAGTTTAGCATATCCACAGCAACCGGAAGCACGGCAAACGGCAGCGTGGAAAGCCCGTAGTAATTCTTGAATGCGGCGACGCGGTTGGTAATGCCGTAGCTGCCTTCGAGGGCGCAGTAGAGCACGGCGCCACGGGTGGTTTCGCGGCCATTCCACGGCCAGCCGCAGGCGACGTGCATCGCCAGGTCGGTGGCGAAGAACGTCTTGCCGGAGTTGGTTTCGCCGTAGATCACGGACATGCCACCTGTGATGAGCAGGCCCTCGACGAAATCGTTGGCGGCGGTGACCGCCTCGATGTGGTCAAAGAATACCAGGTTGCCTGGCAGGTTCTTGGGTATGGTTCTCCCGCTCTGCGAACGTGGCCCCCGCAGCGGTCTGACGTTATCGGCGAGGCGATCGGCTTCGGCGCCATGTTCGTCTGCCACGACATCAAGCCCTCCGCCTGGTGCGCCAGAGGGCGAACCGGAATGCTGTTTCGATCAGCGTCGGTGGCACGTCTTCGGCGCGCGCTATGTCGGCGGCGGCGTGGGCGGCTCCGCGTCGGTCACTGGGGTTGCTGCGCAGGCTGCGCTCGGCGGCGTCGGCCATGCGTCGGATTGCGTCGTCGTGGTCACGCTGGAGCGTATCTAGTTGATCTTCCATCATATCGGCGGCCAGCGCGCGGCAACTCACCGAGCGGATGCCGGCGCGTTCGGCGTGCCAGGCCAGGGTAGCGGCGAGTTCGCGCTGCGCCTCGGCGGCGGGGTAGGTGCCGCGGGTGACCAGGACGGCGAGGCGTTGGGCGTCATGGCGTCCCCAGCCGCGGAGCGCGGCGGCCTCGGCCATTTCGGCGGTGATGAGGCGGGCGTCGCTCATGGCGGCCCACGGCGTGCGTGCGAGCATAGGCTCCCCCTTGCAGCCGCTCGTCCGCTGTGGCACATAGGGGGTGCGTGTTTTCCCCATGCAACCGCCGCGGCAAAC